CCTCTAAGGGAGAAGTTGGATTCACTGGCTTGTTCTGAGAACGAGGAAGACTCAGTAAGACCACTAAAGGAACACTTATTAACGATATAAAAAGCGATGGCACGAGCAATTTCCGATTCTTCTGGATCATTAATAACCTCCTTCATTGATTGAAATAAACATCTAGCAGAATCTGGATTGCAATGAACTCCTTTCAAGTTCTCCAGTTCCTTCTGCATCTCTGAACCATTATGTTGTAACTGACACCAGAAGTTATACAATGGTTCATATAAATCATTAACCCACACCTTAATGTGAGGATATCTCTTTGTTACTTCTAATGCTACAGAACCACCACCTATAAATGGTTCACGATATTCACCATAGTTTTTAAGATCAGGAAAGAACTGGAACAGTTTAGATAGTGCTCTAGACTTACCACCTGGATATCTTAAAGGTGTCTTTAAAGATTTACTTGTAATCATTTCCACTCCACTCCTAACATAATCTCAGTTAAACATGCTAGAGTATTAATCTCTTGGTCAGCAACGAACTGAATCTGATATTGATACTTTGCTATGATGATAACAATGTTTGGTATGGATCTACCAGTAGCATGTTCATACATTGTATCATAGATCCTTCTCATAATGTGATGGGGATCATGATCCATATGTTGAGTTACCCACTCCTTGACCAACTTATAATTACGATCCTTCATTGCTCTAATGAGATCATACACACCTATGTCTGCTATATCTGTTAGGATATCTGCCTCTATCTTACCCTTGGCTGCATGTCTCTGTGTCTCATTAAGTAACCTTCTCCAGTCAGGATAATATCTCTTAATCAGTTTAGCAGTAACCTTATCACTAGACTCAACAGACTCACTCTTAAGGATCTCTCTGAGTCTCTCAAAGAACTGAGAACTTAGTTCTGTCTTCTCAGCATTATTAATCTTAAAATCAATAACAGTACATCTTGATTTGATAGGATCAATCAAACGATTAACGAAGTTACAAGTAAAGATAAACCTACAGTTCTTATGATACTCCTCTATTGCTGCTCTAAGGATCATCTGGACATCAGAAGTCATATTGTCTGCCTCATCCAGTATGACCACCTTGTGAGTCTTTGTAGAGGTCAATGAGACTGTAGTAGCAAATTGCTTTACTCTAGTTCGGATAGTATCAATCGATCTACCCTCATCCGATCCGTTAATAATAATGTAAGAAGCACCTAACTGATCACACAAAGCTCGAGCTACTGTGGTCTTGCCTATACCAGCACTACCAGACAATAAAAGGTTAGGGATCTCACCTTGATCTAGGAAACCAAGGAAAGATCTCTTTAAACCATCTGGTAGGATACAATCATTAATAGTCTTGGGTCGATATTTCTCAACCCAAAGGAATTCATTCTTCATCAGGTCTCATTTCAATAACACCACTTGATCTCATCTCATGGTATCGATTACGAATCTGGTCTTTAAACCAGGCGGATCTATTACTAGCAAGATCATACTTAACAAGCTCATCCAATATCTTAAGAAGATCTGCTTCCTGTTTAGTGAATGATATGTTTATTATTAATTTCTTTTCACTCATTGTGGTTCTAAAGCAACGTAATACTTTAAGTTAACATCTTGAGATCCCTCCCAATCACTAACCACCCACTCAGATAAAAGATGTTCTGATACAGATACCCTATAAGATGCTTTAGGATATACACGTAAGTTATCAACCTTCATATTAAGATCATACTCACCTGTAGTAGTAGCATTAGGAAGATCAAATCTACATGAGTTACTAGTATCCATCTCCTTATCAGAGAAGTTAATGAAAGAAGAAGTACCATCACTACAGAATGATAGATCCCTAAAACCAAACTTACCTGAGATATTCAATCCCTTATTAAGTAAGGACTTGTCCAGATCAAACCCCATGTTTGAACCAGGAAATCTAACAGACTTATCAGGAGCTACCTTAAGGGTAATCTCTGGATCACTGTAATAATATTTGATTGCTATGTTATTACCACGAAGAACAACATAGTCCTCGTTACCAAACTCTAGTGTTGGATCATCTAAGATTCTTAAACCAGATAGAAACTGACTTAAGTCATAGATTGCAAAGTCTTGTGGGAAGTATTCCTCACACTCATACTCTGCTAGGATGTTCTCTGCATTAGAGATAGTCTTAATGATGTTCCCCTTCTTGAATACTATAGAGGAATTAATTGTTGCGAAGTTCTCAAGGACTGAGAACGTCAGTTCTGATAAATGTACTTTACTTGTCATAATCTACGGTAAATGCAGTAGCTCCAGTTTGTGCCTTTTGGTATGCAGCAGTCTTATCATTGAAGTGAAGAAGTAACACAGCATAATGGATAATCTTGATGATGTCCTTTCTGCTTGTACCCTTCCTATCATACCGTGAAGCATATTTCAAAATATTAGACCTACAGAATGCTTCTGCGTCACCTACTGAGTCAATCAGGTCAAGTGTTTGAACATTACCTGCTGAGTAGTGACCCCTGTATGTCTGACTGATATAATCCGAGACCTCTTTCAGGATCTCACTTTCATTGTATTTCAACGGTTCCATACGTATTGTATCTTATCATGATAACATTCAAATTCGATTCCGTCAAGACTTTTTAGCTTAATTTTATGTAAAGGACTGGAAGGAGCTCCCACCCCTTCCAAAATCATTCCAGACCTACCATCAGTCAAGGTAGCCCAATGTCCTAGGTATCCGTTTTTACTCATAGTAGTGCCTCCAAACCTTCGTTTACTAAACCTTTAGTTTTTATACTATCGTAAATCAATACAGCTGATTTCATCTTAGTAACATATTGTTTTCCTACTCTAACTCTCTTCTTTAATTGATCTACACTTGCTACAATAATACTATCATCAATAGTATTGTGGACAACAAGGTAATCAAACTCCTTACATGTATAATCTCCTGTACCTTTGTTTCTCTTTCTTCTGAGATCAAGTGTATTAGGATTATACCTCTTCAACATGGGTGAGAATCTTTTGACTTGTATCTTTTTCTTATTCTTGTTAACCATGAAATCCCACCCATAATCTAAAGTTGGTTGAATCAATTGGTATGATTCATCTTCAATGAATTCATACCATTTCTTCTGGAAGTGACACTCACTTGCGATTCCCCTTAATCTATGCGGTCTCATCGTTTGACTCCTCCTCTAGATCTACTTTAGCATCAATCTTATCATATAGATCAACAAAGGACTGCTTAGTCTCTTCATCAAATCTATTTACACATACTTGGATCGCTTTAACACGATTGTTCCAGATTGCAAAGGCACGAATGATGTGTACCAATCTACGTGTTGAGATAACCTCATCGATACCACCATCACGGAATGTTCTACGGATGATATCAGACCAGTTAGCAAGATTCTCGCAGAACTCTTCATCAAGTACACCTAAGTTAGCAGATACTTTCTCAAGGATCTTTTGCTCAGTCTTAGGAGTAGGATACTCTTGCTCAAAGGTTAAGGCGAATCGCTCAAGGAAGGCTTCGTTGAGCACGTTAGTTCCAATAAAACGTCCATCATCTGAACCCTTACCTTTTGTGTTTGCTGTTGCGATGATGTTGAATCCTGATTTTGGTCGAACGAACCTCCCAACCTTTTTAAGGAAAACACCTTTTCCTTCAAGGATTGATTGAAGGCAGAGGATTTTGTTTGAGGCAAGGTCGATTTCGTCAAGGAGCAAGACAGCTCCTCTGTTGAGAGCTTGAATAACTGGACCATCGTGCCAGACGGTTGCACCGTCAACAAGACGGAACCCACCAATGAGATCATCTTCATCTGTTTCTATTGTAATATTTACTCTAACCAATTCTCTTCCTAACTGAGCACATGCTTGCTCTACACTAAGTGTCTTACCATTACCAGATAGTCCAGTAATGAATGTAGGATAGAACATCTTGGAACTGATGATTTTCTTTACATCAGAGAAGTTACCAAAAGGTACATAGTTTGGATCTTTCTGTGGAACTAGATTCTGCTCTATTGCTGGTGTTGCTGGTAGTCCCTCATAGACTCTCTCCAACTTCTCAGCAACAGTAAGGTTCCACTTACCTAGACCTGTTTTAAAATCTTTTAAACGCTTACTAACAGTTTGATAACCTAGATCAAAGTGAGCAGAAGCTTGACGTAACTGAGATGCATTGATCTCTGTTCCGAATTTTTCTTGTAAGTAACCCTTAATATCTTCTGTGGTTACTGGTGATGGAGCGAAAGGCATTGGATTTTGTTCTGTATGTTATAAGTATAATGGATTGTTTGGATTTGTGGGGGAAGGGAGGACAGTTTGTTAACTGACCATCCCTATGAATGAACTTAGGATCTTCTTGTTGTTTGACTTACTTCCTAGCATCTTCTTGAATGCTCTGGAAATATCACCCTTCTTAGCACCTTCCTTAACTTCAAACTCAACCTCATTTTCTAAAGCTTTATCCTGAAGGGCATAGAGTTCAGTGAATCCCATAGGATTAGGGATAACAACTGCCTTATCCTTTCTCCATTGCTTTTGTATATCATAGTAGTTTGAAGTACTGTAACGATGTACAAAGTTTTGTAAGTGTCCACCAGGAAGGATTCTAAACCCTACTATGTTAACACCAGGATTACGATCTTTAACTTGAGTTATCAAAGTCGTTGTTACTTCTGTATAAGAGTCACGGAATTGAGGATAGACTCTACCAGTCTTACGATCACGTAAAGCATTTGCCTCACCCATTCTTGAGCAAGATATTCTCTCTTCATCTCCATCGTAACTATAAGTTTTTCTACCATAAGTTATCATGCTACTCTCACCATCAGTAAGAATGCATACATTAACTTTCTCTAGATCATTCTCTTGCTTGAATGTTGGTATGATGCTATTGAGTGAAACAATTGCTTCATTCAATGGAGTACCTGATAATTCTAATCCTACTGTTGGTGAATAGAAACTATTTCTATGACCTTGATAAAGCCAAGCTTCTCTCCAAACATTGATGCACTGTCTCTCATAGTTACGTGCATTACTACGAGATGAGATAAGGTTAACCATGTTGAAGTTATTACTATCAACATAGATTTCTCCTATTACAGGTTGAGATTCCTCATTGTCTCTTTCCCATCTGTAATTACCAGGTTGAGTATTAGGGTTGTTTTTAATTCTATTAACTATTCTCCACTCATTTGTGAAAGCATATACTTCAAATGGTATCTGAACTTTCTTGCAGAAGGCAGTAAGATTTAATAGCTGCTTAACAGTTGAATAGATTGTAGGAGCCATAGATCCAGACCAATCTAAAACAAATAAGAGACCATGATTCTTACCATCAGGTAAGATTGTTATCTTCTTGAAAAGGTCTTCGTTATATTTGTAAGTGTGTAACCTTGCTGTGTCCAGTACTCCAGTCCTAGAAGTAGCAGCACGAGCATAAGCACTGGCAGACTTTCTGCACTCAAATTCTTTAACAAGATAGTTTACCTCCTTTTGTGATTGCTTGCGGAACTTACGATACTCTGCATCAGGTGAACTGTAAACAAAAGATTCTACATTACCTTTATGTTCTGGTACATTCTTAGATACAAAATCCTTAAGGTGTTCAGCACTTTCTACGAAGTCTTTTCTACCAGAATCTATCCAGTCATGTACTTCAGTCCAGTCAACAACAATATTATCTATGTTAAGGTTTTTAGGTAACTCAACATAAGATATTGTACGACTGTTATAATTGTTTGCATTTAATTTTTTGGTTTGCTCATCAAATGCTTTCTGTGTACGTGATTGCTCTGAGTTGTGATCACCACCTCTAGTAGATCCTTCTGTAATATCATCATCACCTTCACCTTCCTCTTCATCATCACCACTTCCATCAGAAGAAGTTTGATCAGTCTCTTCAGTTTCAGGTGTTGGTTCTGACTGCTGATTCTCTAACTCACCAGTTCCTTCTTTAGATGAATTGTTAGGTAGAGATTCTTTTGCAGCATTCTCTTCCATCTGCTTCTGATAAGCATATACTTCCTTTGCAAGCTCAATAACTTCTTCAAATGTTTCTGTAGATTCTGCTTTAAGAACAAAGACCATCTCTTCTGCTGTGAATGGAATCATAGCAGTAGCACCAACCTTAGCATTAAGGTTGATACGGTCAATCAAAAGGAAAGTTTTTAAATTCTCACCACCAATCTCAAAGAAATCTCTATCATCAAGCTCTGCATAACCTCTAGCAAAAGTCTTAGTGAGACCAGGATACTTACGCTTCATCAATTTCTCGATGCGTACATCCTCAATCACATTGATGTAATCTTTAGGGCAGTCTGCATCTTGTGTCCAATCATAGTTGGGTGTATATAATGCATGTCCTACCTCGTGACCTACTAGAAGATCATACACAGTGTTTGTAGCGAAGTCCCACTGTGGTAGTTCAAGTACTCTCCTCTGTACATCAAATGATGCTGTTGTACAAGTGCTGTTATGCTCTACTATAAGGTTCTCAGTAGCAAGCAATCTTGCAAGGTTTCCTTTGATTTCGTGCTGTAGAGTCATGCTGTTCGTGTCTTATGTACCTATAATACATCATATTAGGGACACTTCAACCA